TAGTTGAGCGCGTGGACACACCGCAGGGCATGATGTTTACGGCCAAGATCAGCGCCACTCGACTAGGCGACGAGGCACTTACTCTTGCCAATGACGGCGTTATTGACGCGGTATCGGTCGGCGTAACACCAACAAAATTTAGTTACGACGAGGCAGGCGTGATGATCGTTGAGGCCGCCAACTGGTCTGAATTGTCGCTAGTTAGCGAAGGCGCGTTTAGCGGGGCAATTATTGAGCGCGTCGCAGCGAGCGCACCCGACGAACCAGTTGAAACACCAGCTGAGAGTATCCACCAAACCGAGCCAGCAGTAGAGTTAATATCAGAACAAGACACAACAAAGGAAACAGACATGACCGACAAAATTGAAACCCCAGTAGTCGAGGCGGCAGCCGCAACAGTTGAAAAACTTTGGGCGCAACCAAAACAAGAATTTAAGATGCCAACACCGGGCGAATACTTTGCCGCAATGACAATTGGTGGCGATACGTTCCGCAAAGTTAACGAGGCATACAAATTTGCTGCCGCTAAAAGTCAGTCAGCATTGCAATTTGCTTTGGCACAAGACTTGACAACTGATACACCGGGTTTGTTGCCACAACCAGTTTTGGGCAACGTGTTTTTGAACTACAACTTTGTGCGACCAGTTGTGTCAGCAATTGGTACTCGAGCAATGCCAAACGGACAAGGTAAATCGTTTACTCGCCCGATCATTACTCAGCACACCGCAGCAGGCGTACAAAGTGAAGGTCAAGAAGTAACAAACCAAAAAATGACGCTTAGCGCAAATACGGTTACACGTAGCACCGTCGCTGGTGGCGTATTTATATCCCAACAGGACATTGATTTCACAGACCCAGCAGCGCTTAACGCGATCTTGACAGATTTGCAAGGTCAGTACCTTAAAGAGACTGACAACATTGCGGCTGATGCTTGCGTTACAGCAAAACAGACATCAGGTTTTACTTGGACAGTTACAGCAGGTGACCCAACAACACTTATGGCAGCGTTGTACGGTTGCGCGTTTAACATCAGCAACTCGACAAACTTGTTTGCAACACACTTGCTGGTAAGCGTTGACGTGTGGCAAAAACTTGGCGGTCAGCTTGACAATGACAAGCGCCCACTATTCCCAGCAATTGGCGCACCGGGTCTTATCGGTCAAAACACATTGGGCGCAGGTTCGGCCGCATCATGGTCAGGAATGAACCCAATGGGACTTGAGATTGTTGTTGACGGCAACTTTGCGTCAGGCACAATGCTTGTCGTACACGCCCCAGCAATTGAGCTCTACGAACAGCAACGCGGCATCATGCGAGTTCAAGACCCAGCACTTTTGGGCGAGAACTTCTCGTACTACGGTTACTTTGCAACATTCTTTCAAGATGCAACAGACGCAACCGCAGGCTCACGCTTCGTACAGTCGATCACAGTCGCTTAGTCGTAAGCGGCAAAACCGCTCATGGCAACATACTCAACAGCGTCAAAACAACTAACAGATAACTACGCCTGCATATCTACGCTTGAGCCAACTGACATACAGGTTGGTGACACCGTAGTTGTAGGCGCGTTAGGCGCACCGTTTAACGGCACGTACACCGTGCTGGCTTGCCCGCAATATCGTTACGTTGGCGTTGACGGTACGACAGGCGAATTTAATTATGACGTCACGATCGCCGTACCAAATCAAATATTGTTTGCTTGCACAGGTGACGACGTTGATTTTGTTGCGATCTACACCGGCACGGTTGCGTTTACACCGACCTGCACGTGGATTACGGCAGCCAATTTAGTCACCTATTTGGGTGTGTCGATTACTAACCCGTCAGATGATTACACGTTGATTACGCAGGCCGTGAGCGCTGGCAACCAGTTTTGCAGTCGCCGTCGAGCCGAAGCAGGCTATAACGACAGCCTTAGCACGTCGCCTAGCGGTGATGTCACGCTCGGCACTTTGATGTACAGCGCGGCGTTGTGGCGTTCGCGTGGCTCGCTTGAAAACGTGTTTGCGTCGTTTGACGGCATGGGTACAGCACCGCAACAATCGCTAACGCCGATCGTTAAACAGTTGTTAGGTATTGACCGACCAGCGGTTGCCTAATGCCCGCACCATACACCGACCTATTCAACGAGACGCTAGACGATCTCGCTACAACGCTGACCGCAATCACGTCGTTGCGTGTCGTGACCGACCCAACAAAACTTGTGCCAAATTGTGTGTTTATACAAGCGCCAAGTTTTACGACGATTGCTGGCAACGGCAACATTGTACGCATGGATTACCCGATAAAAGTTGTTGGCAGCGGCCCAGCAGGACTACCCGTGCTACGCGAAATACTACAAATCACCGCAACCGTTTTAGGGTCGGCAATAATCGTCATGTCAGGCAGACCCGGCACACTCGACATAGGTGGGCAAGAATACCCGTGCTACGACATATCGGTAGGCGTACAAGCGCAAACCGCGTAATGCACACAAACACACAGCCGTTATGGTAAAACTAATACAGACAACTAAGGAGTAATTACATGGCCAGCGCAACTTACTTATCAAACCCGGTATTGACGATCAACGGCGTTGATCTATCTGATATGTGTACGTCAGCAACCCTGACCTATTTAGTCGAGGCTCTTGAAGACACCGCGTTTGGCACAAACTCACGCAGTTACACAGCAGGGTTAGTCAATAACGAAGTGACATTGACTTTGTATGCAAGTTTTGCTGCAACGGAGACTTACGCAACTTTGTTTAATTTGATTGGCGCAAAAACGACGGTGACACTTAAACCGACATCGGCGGTTGATAGCGCCACTAACCCAAAATTCGTACTGGCTGATTGCTATCTAGAAAGCCTGCCTGTCATAAATACGTCGCTTGGAGAACTAAGCACATATGACGTAGTTTTTCAAGGTGGCTCGTTAACAGTTGATACAACCAACCCATAAACCGTGCCATTACTGGCCGAGAACAGGAATAGGCAATGCGATTAAAACTAAAAGTTGATCTAAACGACGGCACAGCGCCAGTCGAAGTTACAACGAATATGTTTGTGATATGCGAGTGGGAAAAAACTGAGGGTCGCAAAATTAGTGACGGCAAAGGTATCGGCTACACCGATCTAGTTTGCTGGGCGTACAACTTGCTGAAACTTAGCGGTCAAACAATGCCAGCAACATACCGCGATTGGGTTAAAGCAAACCCGAACATGACCATTGAGGCGATTGACGAGACAAACCCAAACCCTACGGCGTAGGCAGTTACCGACGGCAACTAGCCGAGTTATTAGTTGCAACAGGGTACTGGCCTACGACAATCGAGTTTGACACGCGTGACCTAGTAACGGTGATTACGCTATTGAATAAGCAAAAGAGGTAACGCGTATGCCAGCATCAGCAACTATTAAAGTCGTAGGCGTAAAAAACGCAATTAACGGCTTACGCAAAATTGACCCTGAATTGCAAAAAGAATTTAAGTCAGACGCTAAAGCCATTGCTCAACCAGCCATTGACGCAGGCAAAAAAGCCTACGAACCGTTAAGCAACGAAAGTCACCCGTACGCGTTGTCGGGTATGGCTCGATCATGGGTTGACCCGGTCACAGGCCGCCAGTTAATGAAATTTAGATTGAACAAAGCGATTGACGGCGTGGGCATGAAATTTGATACACGTAAAAAAGCAATCGGCGTAATACTCATATTGCAAAAAGACGTTGCGACCGCAATTTGGGAAACAGCAGGTCGTAAAACAACAAACCGTTTAGGTCGATCGTTGGGTTTTGTTGCGAACGATCAAACTCGAATATTAAAACCAGCCGTTGAAAAACATTTGCCGTTAGTTGAACAAGAAATGGAAAAACTTGTTAAACGGACAATGCGCGTAGTGCAGGCGGGTTTGTAATGGCATTATCCATACCAATTATTAGCGAGTTTGATGGCAAGGGTATTGACAAAGCAATCAAAGAATTTAAGCAGTTAGAAACTGTTGGCGAAAAAGCACAGTTTGCAATTAAGAAAGCGGCTGTGCCGGCAGCGGCGGCGTTGACAGCGGTTGCGGGTGCGTTGGGGTTGGCGGCTAAAGCAGCGGCCGAAGATGAGCAACAGCAAGCAATTTTGGCTAACACTATGCAAAACGTTGTCGGCGCTACTGATGCGACGGTTGCAGCGACCGAGGACATGATCTCAGCCATGTCAAGGGCGACTGGTACGGCTGACAGCGAGTTACGGCCAGCGTTTAGCGCATTGCTTGTTGGTACAAAAAACGTTGGCGAAGCTACTGACGCGTTATCGCTTGCACAAGATATCTCGGCTGCAACTGGCAACAATCTTGCAACGGTTAGCGACGCGCTTGCCAAAGCGTATGCAGGCAACATGAAAGGTCTTGCAGCGTTGTCGCCTGAGATGAAGGGCATGATTAAAGACGGTGCGTCACTCGATGAAGTGATGATGGCGTTAAACGACAATTTTGGTGGCGCGGCCGCACGATCAGCAGAAACCGCGGCAGGCAAATTTAAAATATTAAAAAACAGTTTGGCTGAAACACAAGAGAGTATCGGTGCGGCGTTGCTACCCGTGTTGCAAAAAGTGTTGCCGTATTTGCAGTCAATGGCTGATTGGGCGCAAAGTAACCCTAAAGCGTTTTTGATTATTGCCGGCACAATCTCAGCGGTTGCAGCGGCGATCGTTGCGGTGAATGTTGCTATGGCGTTAAACCCGTTTGGTTTGATCGCGGTAGGTATTGCGGCGTTGGTTACCGCGTTAACTTTTGCGTATACAAAATTTGAGACATTTCGCAACATTGTCAACACGGTGCTTAACGGCTTGATCGCAGGATTTGAGACGTTCGCTAATTCGTTTATTGGTGCAATCAACATTGTTATTCGTGGCATGAATTTAATTAGCCCGTTTGCTGACATACCGAGTTTGCCGACGATTGCGTTGGGTCGTATTGGTGGCGGTGGCGGTGGTGCTACAGCGGTTACAAGCGATACGCGTACGGCTGACCGTATGGCTCGAGAAGCAGGCGCGTCTATACCAAGTGTTGCCCCGATCATTGGCGGCGGCGCTGGCGGTGGCGGTGGTGGTGGTCGTGCTGGTGGTGGCGGTGGCGGTGGCGGTGTCGGTGGCGGCGATGGTCTAATGACCATACAAGGCGGTCTAACAACATTTGGTATGGCTGAACGTATCGCAGCGCGTAACGCGTCGCCTGTAACAATTAACGTGACTGGCGGTATGTCAACTAGCGCCGAGATCGGGCAAAGCGTGTTAAACAGTTTGCTTGCTTACCAGCGCACTAACGGCCCACTCGACTTACAGATCGCGTCGTAATGGCAGGTACAGCCGTTGTTGCTAGTGGCAACTATGACTTAGAAATTGACACAGGGTTTATTCAAGACGCATTTTTACTTGACGACCCAGTTGCAGGTTTGCTAAATAACACAACCTACGTGTTGAACGGTACGACAGATTTTGCCAGCGTGCTCGACGGCGTAAACAGCATCACAGTTAAACGTGGCCGACGCGATCAGGGCGACCAATTTAGTGCAGGCACTATGTCGTTTAACATGCTTGACACGGCAGGTATTTTTAACCCGTTTGACACTAACTCGCCGTACTACGACACACCGCAAGCGCAACCGGGTCTTGCACCTATGCGTCGAGTGCGCTTGTCACGTTACAGCGCAACAAACGTCAAAGAATATTTGTTTGTTGGCGTGATCGTTAACTATGACTACAACTTTGCGTTAGGTGGTCTTGACACCGTGACCGTGTTTTGTGCAGACGATTTTTATTTGTTGGCACAAACATATTTAGACGAATTTAACGTCAGCGAAGAATTGTCTAGCGCTCGAGTCACGGCGGTACTAGATCGGCCTGAGGTTGCGTTCCCAGCATTAACGCGCGACATTGCCACAGGCACACAAACGCTTGGCGGTGCAGCGGCGTTTACAGTCGCACAGGGCACAAACGTGCTGGGCTATTTATCTGACGTAAACGAGGCTGAGCAAGGTCGCCTGT